GATGATATGTTTTCTTGGTTAGAAACTTACTCTGTTAAATTTACTTCTTGGTTATGGAAATTAAGAGTTAAGTTATTAAATAAAAAAAGAAAAAGAAAATGAGAGATACTAAAGTATTAGAGAGTTTTTTAAAACATACTGAAAAGAAACTAAAAGAAATGAATCTTTTTAAATTTTTAAAAAAAGAAGTAGAAACAGGTGCAAATGGCACTCAAGACTACATTATTAAAAAAGGTGTAAATAAGGATAAATTAGCTAAAACTAAATAGAGGAGAGAAAATATGACTGACGACCTACAATTAATAGACCAATTAAAGAAAAGAATCAACGCAACTATTGATCAAATTAAAGAAGCTATGGTAACAGGAGCTGTTGACAATATGGAAAAATATAAGTATATGTTAGGACAGGCACAAGCCTATCAATTAGTATTACAGGAAATCTCTAACCTGCGAAAACCAAAGGAGCAAAAAGATGAGCAAGGAAACATTATCGACTTCGGACAAGGAAGTACCAAAAATTAAGTTAGCCCTCGAAGAAAAATACGAGGAAGAGAAAAAAGAAATCAACGTAGGAGAAGCAAAAGAACCTTTACATCCTGACAATATTGGTCAGAATGTAGTAGATGATTTGCCACAACCTGCAGGATATAGAATTTTAGTTTTACCATTTACACCTAGAGAAAAAACAAAAGGTGGAATATTATTTTCTCAAGAATCTTTAGACAAAGCACGAATAGCTACAACCTGTGGTTATGTTTTAAAGATGGGAGATTTAGCATACAAGGATAAAAATAAGTTCAACGATCCGTGGTGCAAAAAAGGAGATTGGGTTATTTTTGCTCGTTATGCGGGTTCAAGATTACCAATAGAGGGTGGAGAAGTGCGATTACTTAACGACGATGAAGTTCTAGGGACAGTTAAAGACCCAGAATCGATTCTTCATTTAATATAACATAGGAAGGAACTATGCCAGAAGATATAAGAGAAACAGAAAATTTAATTGATGTCGGCGAAACAGTCGGAGCTGAAATTAATTTAGATGATAAAGGTGAACCAGAAAAATTCGAAGCACCTAAAGAAGATATAATTGAAGTTGAAGAACAAGCAGCTTCAAAAGAAGAATCCCAACCTGAAGAAAAAGCTGAAGAAAAAGATGAGTTAAAAGAATATAGCGAAGGCGTTCAAAAACGTATTGCTAAATTAACTCGTAAGATGCGTGAAGCTGAAAGACAAAAAGAAGAAGCTATTGCATATGCAGAAGCAGCTAATAGATCTAAAGGTGAAATGGAAGGAAGATTATCTAAACTAGATAAATCTTACGTTTCTGAATTTGAAAGTAGAGTTAAAACTAATATGGCAGCAGCCAAGTTAGCTTTAAAAAATGCTATTGAATCCCAAAACGTTGATGCACAAATCGCTGCTCAAGAGCAAATTGCAAACTTGACAATGGATGGTGCTAAACTAAATGCAATGAAAGTTGCAGAACAATCTAAACCAGAAGTGTCTAATAATGTAAATATTACACCTCAAAGACAAGACCAATCAAGAGCGGTAGCCACAGACCCTAAAGCAGAAGACTGGGCAGCTAAAAATTCTTGGTTTGGAAATGATAGTGCAATGACATATACAGCCTTTGATCTACATAAAAAACTTGTAGAAGAAGAAGGATATGACCCTAAATCTGACGAATATTATGTGGAAATTGATAAAAGAATAAGAGTTGAATTTCCCCACAAATTTGGTAAGATGGAAACTAATTCTACAGAAAGAGTAAAACCTACTCAAAATGTAGCGTCGGCGAAACGTTCGGCCTCAACAGGACGCAGAAAAACTGTTAGTCTCACACCCTCGCAGGTAGCAATTGCTAAAAGATTAGGTGTGCCATTAGAAGATTATGCAAAACAATTAAAAATCACGGAAGGAGTATAAGCATATGGAAGACGATAATATAAAAACTTCACGTGCGAGTCAAACTAGAGAAAAATCTGAAAAGAAAAAAGTTTGGTCTCCACCCTCATCACTTGATGCACCAACTGCGCCAGACGGCTACAGACATAGATGGATCAGAGCTGAAACATTAGGATACAATGATACAAAAAATGTAGCAGCATCTCTAAGAGAAGGATACGAGCTTGTAAGAGCTGATGAATATCCAGATGGAGATTTTCCAACTTTGAATGATGGTAAATTCGCAGGAGTTATACAAGTGGGAGGCCTTTTGCTAGCAAGGATACCGGAAGAGATCGCGCTTCAAATTGAGGCTTATTATAATAAGCAAACTCAAGATAAAGAAGAAGCAATTAATAACGATCTTATGAAGGAAAAGCAAGCTGGTATGAGATTCAGCAATGATTCTCAAACCCGTGTAACTTTTGGTGGTACAAAGAAATAGTTCTTTTAACAATTTCTAGTCCAACAAATTAAACTAATCCGTATTGACCCAAATGGGTCAGTACTTAACAAGGAAAATAACTATGGCAAACGCAAGCACAACTGGATTTGGTTTTAGAGCTGTAATGACTGTTGGAAATACTCCAGCTACGTCAGGACAATCTGAATATCAAGTTCAAACTGCACCAGGCGTTGGTTTGTATAAAGGTGATCCTGCATCAATTCAAGATGCTGGTAGTCAAGGATTCGCACAAGATGCGTCTTTTACACTTACTGATGATGGTGGAGCTGGTGGAACAAGCTGGGCGAACAACGCTGATGCACTTTTAATAGGTGTATTAAACGGGTTCTTCTATATTGATTCAACTGGAAAACCAACTTTCGCTAATTCAGTTCCAGCAGGAACTACAACTAGCGTAGATTACAACACAGGTAGTAATAACATTACTGCTTTTGTAATCGACAACCCAAACCAAGAATATGTTGTTAAAGCAGATGAAGCTGTAACACAAGCTATGCTTGGTGCGGTAAATCAAATGAACAACACAAGCTGGACTGCTTCAGGTAACAAAGATGGTCAATCGATCACTACGTTAGATGTAAGTACTGCAGCTACAACTGGAATGTTTACTTTGGTAAGATCAGCAAATGACCCTGAAAATAAGGACCTTACGGTTCCGGGTGCAAATGTTGTTGTTACTATTGGTAAATCTTCAGCGTTGTATAACTAATAGCGAATAGGAGATAAATAAATATGGCTATATCAAGAGCACAACTAGTTAAAGAACTAGAGCCAGGTTTGAATGCACTATTCGGCTTGGAATACAAAAACTATGCTAACGAACACGCTGAAATTTTCGATACGGAAACTTCAGACAGAGCTTTCGAAGAGGAAGTAATGTTAAGTGGCTTTGCAAACGCAGCAGTAAAACCTGAAGGACAAGGTGTTACTTTTGACGATGCGCAAGAAACTTACACTGCTCGTTACACTAACGAAACAATTGCTTTAGCATTTGCAATCACAGAAGAAGCTATCGAAGATAACTTGTATGACAGACTTGCGTCTAGATATACAAAAGCGTTAGCAAGATCTATGGCAAACACTAAGCAAGTTAAGGCTGCAGCAGTATTGAACAATGCGTTCGATTCTACTTTTGCTGGTGGTGATGGTGTTGAATTATGTTCAACTGCTCACCCTACATTAGCGGGTTCTTTCTCTAACGAGTTAGCAACACCTGCTGATCTTAACGAAACTTCATTAGAACAAGCGTTAATCGATATCGCTGCGTTTACTGATGAAAGAGGCCTAAAAATTGCGGCACAAGGAACTAAGTTAATTATTCCTTCAGCGCTTCAATTTACAGCAGACAGACTAATGGCTTCTGCTGGAAGAACAGGCACAGCTGATAACGACATCAATGCTATCAGAAATATGGGAATGGTTCCTCAAGGTTATACTGTGAACCACTACCTAACTTCTGCTAAAAAATGGTTCGTTAAAACAGATGTACCTAATGGTCTTAAACACTTTGTTAGATCACCTATCAAAACTTCTATGGAAGGTGACTTTGACACAGGTAACGTAAGATACAAAGCTAGAGAGAGATATGTATTTGGTTTCTCTGATGCTAGAGGTATCTTCGGATCAAACGCAACATAATAATTAAATAATTAGGGGCCGCCTTAAAACGGCCCCTTTTTTACATAAAGGTGTGAAAAAATGAAAAAACTTCTTATAACTATCTGGGCATACAGTCACTACGCTAAATTTGAAATTTTAGCTGAAGATAACGCTAAATCCGTTGAACAAGCAATACTTGACAAACTAGGAGAAAACAGTATAAAATGGGAAGATCTTGGAAAAAATTATAATCCAAGTTTAAATAGAATAACTTTTGAGGAGGTTATCGATGGTACAAGACCTATACAAAGCAAAAAGGTCCTTGGAGTTGAAGTGGGAACAGGAGCATCTGGATAATAACAGATATACTCTTGAGATGGTTAGAATTGACGACAAAGTCAAACAAATCATCACTGACATTAAGCTTGAAGAAGCTAGAATTGCTCACTTACAAAACAACGTAGAAAACGTTGCTCCAGAAGTTTCTGTAGCTACTTAAACAAAAGCTACATCGTTGGAAAAAATCACTCCGCACTGTAGGATCTCTTGCACTCTATTCAAAACTAGTATATATTCTAATCACTATACATAAATTAATTTGAATGTAGACGCGTATAGTCGACGGCCTAGAGACTACGTTCAAAAAACTAGGAGAATAAAAATGGCACAAACTACTTTTTCAGGTCCAGTAAAATCAGATAATGGTTTTCTTGCACCTTCATACACATTAACAGAAGCAGCAGCTATTGACAGCCCAGCGGCTGGTTTAGTTATTTACATTTCTGATGCAACTGGTTCAGGCGTTACTGGATCACTTTGTTTCTACAATGGAACTAGCTTCATCGACGTTACGACTGGTATAGCAGCAGTATAATTAATTTAATGTGGGCTTCGGCCCACATATAAAATTTAAGGAGAAAAAATATGGCAAGTAAAGGTGATATACAAGCGACAAGATCAGCGGCAGTAGCAGGTGCTACAGCAATAGTTGCTCAACCTATTAGATTAAGAGCAATATCAATTGCATCGGATGGTGTTGGAGCAGGTGTTTTAGAATTAACTACAACTTCAAATACTGGAGCTACTTTGTTATTTGCAGATATTCCAACTGGAGATGTTTTAACTTTAAACTTTCCTGAAGATGGAATTTTATTTCCAAAAGGAATATTTTGTAAAACTAAAACAAATGTAACTGCTTACACATTATTTACTGACAAATATTCAGGACCTGGTTTAACTGCAGAATAGGGGCTAAATGGCTAATACTACTTCTGGAACAACAACTTTTGAAAAAGGCTTTTCAATATCAGATATTGTAGAAGAAGCTTTTGAGAGAATAGGTATTCAAGGAGTATCTGGATATCAATTAAAAGGTGCTAGACGTTCTTTAAATATTTTATTTCAAGAATGGTCTAATAGAGGACTTCATTATTGGGAAGTAAAAAATAATTTAATTACATTAGTTGATGGTCAAGCAGTTTATACTATGTATAGATCAGCAGCTGATGGTACTTCAGATGCTACTGCAGTTTATGGTGTAGATGATATATTAGAAGCTTCTTATAGAAATGCTTCATCAGTGGATACTCCTTTAACTAAAATAAATAGATCTGCATATCAATCTCTTTCAAATAAAACTTCAGAAGGTCAACCTACTCAATACTTTGTTCAAAGATTTATTGATAGAGTAACTATTACTTTATATTTAACTCCAGGAAGTGATCAAGCTGGAAACTTTATTAATTACTACTATGCAAGTAGAATTCAAGATGCAGGGGCCTATACTAATGATGCAGATGTACCTTACAGATTTGTACCTTGTATGGTAGCAGGACTTGCTTATTATTTAGCAGTTAAATTTTCACCAGAGAGAATTCAACCTTTAAAACTTTTATATGAAGATGAGTTAGCGAGAGCATTAGAAGAAGATGGTTCTTCTTCAAGTTCTTTTATTACTCCAAAAACTTATTACCCAAATATTTAATATGGCAAATCTTTCAAAAGGAAAATACGCAATAGCAATATCAGATAGATCAGGTTTGCAATTTCCTTATAATGAAATGGTAACTGAGTGGAATGGTTCTTTTGTACATGTTAGTGAATATGAACCTAAGCAACCTCAATTAGAGCCAACAAGATTTACAGGTGATGCACAAGGTTTACCTCAAGCTAGACCTGGAAGAATTGAACCTGCTACAGAAAACTTATTACAAGGTAATCCATTTAATATTACTTCAGGTTCTCAAACAATAATAGTTACAGAACTAAGTCATGGTAGAGCAAATGGAAGTACGGTTGCTTTTAGAAATGTAGATGGAAGTCCCGGAGGCTTGGCTTATAGTTTATATGAAAATGTTAATGGTTTTGTAATTAATGTATTGTCAGATAACACATATAGCTTTACATTAGGCTCAACACCTATTACAACAGAACAATCAGGAGGAATGACAGTTACAGCAGGACCTGTAACGTTAACACCGTAATATGGCATACACTTTAACAAATTTACAAGATGATATTAGAAGTTATACAGAAGTTGATAGCTCTGTATTAACTACTGGAATTTTAAATACAATTATTAAAAACGTTGAGAATCAAATTTATAGAGAAGCTGATTCTGATGACAATAGATTTTACGCAACTTCTAACTTAGCAGCTGGAAGTCGATATGTAACCATACCCTCTGATTTAAGATTTATTAGATATGTTCAATTAACAGATTCAAATGGAGAACAAACTTTTTTAGAAAAAAGAGATACTTCATTTATGGCAGAATATTATAATACTCCAGGTACAGCTTCTGGAATACCTAAATATTATGCTAATTGGGATGCTAATTACTGGGTCGTGGCTCCTACACCTAATAGCACTAATTTAATTACTTTAGCCTATACAAAGCAACCCGATTCAATAACAGCTTCACCAGGAAGCACACAAGGGACTTATACATCTAATAAATATCAAGATTTACTTTTATATGGATGTTTAGCAGAAACATATGGATACTTGAAAGGTCCACCAGATATGTTACAATACTACCAAGGACTTTATAAAAATTCTTTACAATCGTATGCGATCGAACAACAAGGTCGTAGACGCAGAGATGAATGGCAAGATGGAGCCATTCGTACTCCACTTAAATCTGAATCACCATCAAAATACTAAGGAGATAAAAAATGGCAAATATAGTACCTGACTCTTTTAAAACAGACCTACTTGGTGGAGTGTTTGATTTTGATTCTGGCGGATCAACTTTCAAATTAGCACTTTATACATCACAAGCTGGTTTCAGTACGGCTACTACTGCGTATACAACTACTAACGAAGTTTCTTCGTCTGGTACAAACTATACTGCAGGTGGAAATACTTTAACTAATAATGGTGTAGCAATATCAAGTAACATTGCATACGTTGACTTTGCAGATTCTACTTTTAGTTCTGTAAC